CTTAGGGGAGGGAGTCTTCTTCTTAGGGGAGGGAGTCTTCTTCTTAGGGGAGGGAGTCTTCTTCTTAGGGGAGGGAGTCTTCTTCTTAGGGGAGGGAGTCTTCTTCTTAGGGGAGGGAGTCTTTTTCGTAGGGGAAGGTGTCTTTTTCGTAGGGGAAGGTGTCTTTTTCGTAGGGGAAGGAGATTTCTTTATCACCTTTTTTCGGACTTGCTTTTTTCTACAAGTAAACCTTCCAGTCGGACTAACATGACAAATCCTTCCTTCCTTGAGTTTGCATTTTTCAACATTCTTCTCAGGGCACTTTTGTCTTTTACTTACGGCTGTAGGAGATTTTCTACAAGTGACTCTTCCACTTGGATTGACGTGACAAGTTCTATTATTTCTATCTGCGCAACGTTTGATACGATCAGGTGAACAAATACCTGATGACTTTTTTGGTTTACGACATGTGATTCTGCCGCTTGGATTAACGTGACAAGTTCTTCCATTACGTTCATTACATCGAGTTTTTCTTTCTTCAGGGCATTCAGACATTTATTAACTAAAACAAATTAATATTCTTTAAAAACAAGTGAACTATACCTTATTCACTATATCAGCAGCTTTCTAAATTCAACCTTCTGTTATTTTTCTTGGTAGTCGTGTTTGCAAATATAGTTCTTGTTCTGCAGTAAATTCAATCCTGTCATACAACAACATTTGGCAAGGTGTAAATGTCCCCTCATTTTTGTCTATAATATTGAAAAATAATTCTTTGAGATCCAGATTGTTTTTCAACTGTACAAACTTTAAAAGAAAATCTGAACAGGGACCTTTGTAGTTTCCAAAAAATTTGGCAAAAAACTTAAAGAATTCAACTGACGCCAACCCTTTATTTTCTAAAAGTTCGGGAGTCAATTCATTGAAAATTTCTTCAGCCTCATCTAAATTAATTCTCCAAGTTGGTATCGATCGAAGATCATTAATCTGAAGAGGGGACCTTAAAATCTTAAACATTTTTAAAGACATAGAATTAAGTAAAGCTTGATTAATCGGAAAAAAAATCCGATACCTATTAATTAGTCTTTGCTTGCCTAAGTACGTCTTATACATTTTTACAGTATCATAATCATCTAGTAAAATCGCAATGTTTAATATAAAATTATCGGTGGGAGGGTTAGCGCTCAAAAATGTTTGAATTACTGACTTTAAAAATACTGCAGCAGACTTGTCTTCTAATTGGAAGTTTTCAGGAAGCCGTAACTCGGAAAAAAAAGATGCGCTTTTATTTAACCAAGGATACTTTTGAAGTAAATTTTTAAAGAATGTTACGTTTATAATATTTATATCTCTAAACTTAAGTACAAATGGCATGGTGCGTAATTCTTCAAATTCGTCTAACAATGCATCTAAAAGGATGATATTTTCAGCTTTTCCTGGTACAAAATTTTCAAATGATTCAGCCCAATCTACGTTTCGTAATTCTAACCTGAGAGAAGTGATGTCGTCTTTGTTTATAATGGATGGAATATCTGAAACGGTTTGTACACGCCTCAGATATACACGAGTATCCATCACATCATTTTTAGAATACGTATGCTTATCATCTTTTAAAATCATTTTAATGAGCTCTAATGCAAACTTAAATGGTATAGTCTTTCTTTCAGGCAAGTTCACCCCTAAAAGTAAAGCTAAAGAATATTCTGTATAATCGGTAGGGTATGGTTTTATATAACTACGAACGACATCTAGAAAGTATGTCTCAAGGTCTTTGTCTACCACATAAGAAGAAAAAAACGAAGCTAATAAACTTTGAATCGTTTGTGATTCTGAATTTTCCGGAATTGGCTTGGTTGTAGATGCAAAAACAAGATTGACACACAATTTGAGCCAATTCAAAATATGTTCTTTATTCATGCCGGAAGGCACAATTCGAATTTCAAAACGATTGCTCTTAACACATACTGCATTATATTTACCTATGCGTGATTCAGGATCTGCGTAGATGTCTTTCCAGTTATCACTTAAGTAATCAATGCTTTCAAAAGTATGACGGAGAGGTCTTGCATATTCTGAATTACGACGCTTTTCAGGAATAAATCTAAAAATGAGCGGTTCAAAGTGCCACCATAACCTTAAAAATTTTTCTTTCCCTTCTGTGGTCACAGCTGCCGGAAAACTAACATTGATGTGCATACCCTGACTGTCATTGCTCTCATAAAGAAAATTTTCATTGAGAATCACATTGTCAAGAGTAGATATAAAATTTTTTAACGAATTTCTTTCCCAAGAAATTATCGGAGTTACCAGCTCGATAGGCACAAGCTCACAATTTTCAGGCGTAAACGAGACTTTCTTTTTATAAATTCGATTTTTGTCTAAATCTAACAGGTCTGCACAAATAATAGAAGAATCTGATGTAGCAAAATAGCATTTATACAGCTCTTCAGGTGACATGCTCAACATTTCACGATATGTATACGACACAAATTGATTTGGTAAATTATATTTTCTTGCTAACGCCTCTAGCATAAGCGTATAGGTTTTAAAATTATATTTTAATTCTTCCTTTTTACTTATATGGACAGGTTTTAAGGACATTGTTTGTAATGTGTCATCTTCAAAATTGTCACAAACACACACCTCAAACTCGATGCCAAATTTAATCTCATTCATAGGTTGTTCTAATCCGTAAACCATGAGCAACTGATTTACTTCAAACTCGTTTTTAAAACGAATACCGCGATGCTCAAAATTAAGAAGGTTAAATTGAGAGATATAAGGTGATGTTTCTGCAAGTAAAGTAAACACAATGGATAGTTTGGTATTGATGCTAGTTAGCATTTTCGTAATAACCGGCTCAATGTTTTCATATCCATCTGCGATGAAAAGCGTCTTCAGACACAATACCATTTTTTCTTCTGGTAATGTATACTGATAAGTGCTGGAGATTGTCGCAGCTTCATTGGGCTTGACTTTTATGATTGCGAAAATAGAGTTTACTTCGTCTCTTACACTTTCTACTGCAAAAAGCACAAGAGATGCTCTATTGATACTTTTTTCTTTCATAAGGTCTTGAACTTTTTTTGGAATGTTATCCATATTTCCTATTATGAATGATACAGCTTCCTTCGTAAATTGAAAAAGTTTTAAGTTGTCGCCATTTTCACTTGCGTAATCATGTCCAACTTGAACAAAGTTGTGTTTTGATAGACTGTAAATTCGGGGTGCATTTGATTGACGAACTGTAACAAAAACAGATTGATTTTCGGAGAGTGAACTCAACAGTCTTTTTAATATGGAACTGTACCCTTTTCCCATAGTACCAGAGTACTTATACTCGTAAAGTGTACCATTAGGAATGGCTACTCCTGCTTTTGTGTACGTATTTTTAATATATGATTCATTTGGATTTTTAAGCACACCAACAGATACAAGTTTGTTGTCGATTTTTAGTAAGCCTAAAGACTTTGCTCTTTCCAATCCATCAACAATATATTCCCTTTCAGCTTGCCCAAACTGTGCAACAAAAGTCGCAATCTCATCCAGTTCAACACTTGATATATTGGGAGAAATAACAATTTTATATTCTTCCATTTATTTTAACATATTTTTAATTAATTAAATACAATCAAAAGTACTAAACTATTCACAATCAAAACTAGTAAACTATTCACAGTTAAAACAACTAAACTATTCACAATCAAAAGTACTAAACTAATCTAACTAATATCCAACAAGGGAACGTCCAAGGTCAGTGAGGGCGAGCGGCTCGTTTGTCTCATCTAGAGACTGAATGTCTGGTAGCGGTTTTCCGTAGGTGTGGGGTTTCAGTCCAAAAAGCTTGCACTTGTAGGGCATGTGCGTGGTCATTCGGCGTTTTTCAAACGCGGAGATGCGGTTCTTCAGAACACGGCCGGAAGTCATTTTCTTGGGAGTCATAGCGACATACACGACATGGCGGTAGTTCTTGGATGCTCGCTTCTTCACAGGGCCTTGTCCACAGTGGATGGTGCGAGAATCCCAAATGACCATGTCGCCGGCACGGCACTTGATACTGACTCGGCTACATCCTTTTTCTTTGTACCAAGCTTCTTGGTCTTCTTTCAACTTATGCCAGTCACTGCTAGGTGGCGTTTTGAGGACTGCATCTGCGAATTCCTTATGGAGAAGGTGACTTTTCTCAAGGATCGCTAGGGTTGCATCGCCGTCAACAACATCGAATCCGGTTACCCATGCTTGGTAACATTCAAGGTCTGTGCGGCGAAAGGACTGGTCACAGTGCATCCAGTCGCGATGGTGATATCCTTTTCGAGTGCTGTTCATGATCTCGGGAGGGATAGCAAAAGAAACAGCATCGAAGCTGGTGTGCAGATCAGTAGGACTACAAGACCACAGTTCTGCAAAGACACGTGCGACATTTGGATTCTGGCGAATATTCCAAATGTACTGGGAGTGTCCAACACCAAAGTATTGGATCAGCATGCTGTGGTTGGGCTCAAGCTTGTAAAAGCTCGAGTATGTCTCGGGTTTGGAGCGGTCGATAGGCACATCAAACTTGGCAGTGAGCTTCTCAAGGACAGTCCAAATGCCGTCATTCATGGCGCTGATCTGGTCTTGTGAGAGGACTGCAGGTATGATAGCAACACCATACTTGTCAAGGGTAGCACGGGCAGTCTCGGGGGTCGAGAGATATTCGTCATACTTGTACTCGAACATACTTGATGTCATCTGTGTGAATAATAACCTTCTTGCAAACTTTCACAAAAAAATCAATTTTTTTATTTAATTATGTTTCATTATTTTCATGCTCGTATATTAGGGTTTGAGGCTAGATACAATTTAGTTTAATTAGTGATTATCCAGGTATTTCTATTCTAAAACTAAAACTTTGCTTATTACAGTCTCCGATGTCAATTAAGTCCGACTTAATTGAACATGAAACCACTCTTATATGGTTTAAACATAGATAGACTGGAGGTACATGTACACCTCCTCACGCCCCCTTGTGGGAAAGATCAGAGTTTGTCGAATGGCTTGGTCCATTGCGTACGGCACATCTGCACCATAGGCAATGAGCATCTTTACCATGTTCACGTTGCCCTCAAAGGCGGCGTTAACGAAAGCTTCTTCGTGATTGGAGTGCACGTCGACGCCGCGTTGTAAGAGAAGATGGAGAACTTCTTCACTTTTGCCAAAAGGGGCAGACCGAATAGGCAGGTTCTCACGAACACATGGGTTGGCACCATTTTGCAACAGATACTTGACAACGTCTGCCTGTCCAAAACGTGCAGCTTGACAAAGCGCCAGGTCCTCGTTGTAGTGGATGTCTCCCCCGCGAGACTCAAGAAACTGGACGATGTCAAGATGGCCCTCTTCTGCTGCCCATGCAATCGCTTGGGCGAGATGTTCTTGTGAGAACAGGACATCAACGTATTCGAAGAAGAGCTCCACTACTTGCAGGTTGCCATATTTGGCTGCCAAGCACAGAGGCGAGTTTGCGTCTGTCGAAGATACATCAATCGTCCGGCTGGAAATGATGCACTTGGCGACTGCGACATTTCCTTCAATGCACGCGACAAGAAGAGCTTGTCTTATGTCACTGAGGGCCTCCTTGTCAAGGCACCGTTCAATGGCTGAAATGTTGTTCTTTTCAATAGCTGTGATAAATCGGTTCGACATTTTGCACCTATTGGAGTGAATTGTCTCTAAGGGAAAACTTGATAGAAAAAATCAATTTTTGTTTCTAATCAATCTATAATTAAGTCATTCCGACAAAGTTTTTAATGACAAAGAGGATAATAATTTTGACTTCAAAAAATATGTTTTTATACAAACAAGTTAAGTCCAGAGTTTAAAACGTATTCAGGTGAGCCAGGCACGCCGACTCCATCAGAATCGGATTCATGAAAGTTATTTGTTGGACTAGTAAGATTGTAAGGTGATTCTGCAACAGATATTAAGCCGAAACCCGACAATGGGCTAACATCAACACCGGCAATAATCATGGAGGCAAGATATGTTGCTTTAACGACTTCGTTGACGATAACATTTGGTAAGTGGAGCGACATTTAAGATACAACAAAATGGTGACTTTATCATCTTTGATAATAACTTAAACCCAATTTGGAGTCAAAGAGGAATTGTGCCTAGTTCAAATGTTTTGCTTTCTGTAGCTTAGACTCGTCTTGAAAAGATAGATTATGATTATATTTAAACTTAGTATAATCATATAAGTAGGCATATCACTTTTTCTTAATTTATTCATCAATAATATACCCACAAAATTGATTTTTTTGCCAAAGTTTAGGATTATTGCAAAATGGATCAAGTTTTTCTCAAGTACCTGCATGAAAACTATGCAAACGGGTTTGGTATGTCCACTACCTCAACAATCCCTTTTGCATTAGGAGAGGTCGCTGGCTCTGTCCAGCTCAAGTGGTGGAAGCAACAGGGCACTTTGATTATCAAGGAAATTCAAATCAACCCGATTGGAGGCAACCTATTGACTCCGGCTGTGAACGCGGTTTTGTCCGACCCAACCGCTACAAAGCATGGTCTGCAGACAATCGTATTGGAGAGTGTGCTCAGTCCGGATCTGAGAAAGAAACTAATCTCTCGTGGTTGGAAAGCAATTCCTTACAACGAGTACAACTTATTTATAGACAGACACTTTTAGAGAAGGGTGTATCCACTGTACGTAACATAATCCGCAATACGAATGTGATATTTTCGGAGGAGTAAAAAAATTTCCACAATACTCACATTGGATTTTTGTCTGCTTTTTGTCTTGATCCATTTATTAAATTTGTTCTTTATTTAAACTGCGCATTTAAAAACATACGGACAATTTTAAAAGAATATGCCTACAATTTCTCTTTCAAATTCCTGTTTTGTGGAAGTATTTAGTTTACCCGAAGATTTGCTTCAAAAAAGTAAAACGGATTTTGTACACATGTTTTCCCTTTGTCCCAAAAATAAACACCAACTTGTCTTTAAAGACTTTGAACTAGAGGTAAAAAGATATAGCAAAAGTTATGGTCAAACCCCTGGAATTACAAAGCTTATTAATACTGGTCAAGTAAATAACAGAAAATATATGAATTCTTATATGTTTTCTGGGATAGATGATTCTGATAATAACAAAACCTTGCCAGACGTTTTCCAGCCTTATCTCCAATATGTAAATAAAGCTTTCATAGACTGTGACTTTAATCAAGTCACAGTTAATTGGTATATGGATGGCCAAGATTATATACCATTTCACAAAGACTGCGAAATCGGAATGAAGGGTAATAAGAAAATTTGTATATTGACATTCAACGAAAGCGATGAAGAAAATAATATAAGACAACTGTCTTTTCGCCGTATGTATACGCCTACACTTGAAGGACAACGAGTTACGCTGAATTCAAGTACGCCCGACACCAATATCCGTGCATACAGTGGTAGCATGGTTTTATTTAATAGTGAAGTGCAAAAGTATTACAAACACGGGGTTCACAAATTAAACTCTACCACAAAAAGAATCAGCCTTTCTTTTAGACAGTTTGAAGAGAACATGTAAATTTATATCATACCCGCTCTGGCTGCATCTATGCCTATAAAAGGCGGATAAAACTGCACTGAATGAAATGTACGTGGATCATAATAAGGAAATTTGGGAGTAACTCGTTCATGATAAAAAGGTTGAATATGCAAATAATCTTCAAAAAATATTTTTAAATTTTGAATGTGAAATTCACCCGCATAAAAAATAACATTTTCAGATGTACCAGCAAATTGTTTCGACTTCTTTTCCATGCTAAATTCTCGTAACATACGAGCAAAAGCGTAAATGTCCATGATTTGAGAAAGCGTTACTTCTCCCAGGTGTTCTCTATCATATCTAGTAGTTTCTCTAAAAAACCGCAACAATGCAGCCCTTATGTTTTTGTCTTTTATACTATCAAGTTGATCTAAAGTTTCAAGTCTGTATGAGAGCAATTCTTCTGTCATTTTTTTCGCCAAATCAAAGGTTATATCACCCTGTTGTAAATCCATAATGCGGGTATCATAAAATTTGCTACGAAAATCTACATAATGCACCCTTAAATTTTCGTATTGACAATCTTTTCGTAGCTGTGGTACAATACAATCTTTGAAAAGTAAAAAAATATTTGTTAATTCTCCTTGACCATAAGCGTATGATTTTTTTCGTTCAATCATTGATGTATAATCGCTATGTTTGGCCAGTAAGCTGTCATGGAAATAATCGCTTTCATACATCAGGTCAAATGTTTTTCTTTCATTTTGCTTTACCAATGAATGAACAAACGATGTAAAAGATAATGTGTTGCTCTTATCAAGTCCTAACTTTTTCATTAAGAGTACATCTCTATCAACTGGAGAATGCGCTTCTCCAAATAAATAAAAATTTCGAGAGCCGATTTTAAACGCGTACATAACAGATGGACCAAGAATAAATTTGACTTGCCTCAAAGGCAGTTCTTTGCAATTTATCCCTTTGACAAAGGGATGATAAGTTTTATAATCAGGTATGTCAATCTCCTCACAAAGCGACTTTCCTTTTGTTTTTAAAGTTGATTTGGATGGGCTTTTCCGTGGCTTTCTATGACAATGTGCTACTCCATTAGTTGGATTTACATGGCACACTTTGCCCATTTTGGCACATCTTTCCTTTATTTTTTTTGAACATTCTGACATTTATTAAAGCTCGATTTTTGCAAAATTAATATCATTTTAACCAAACGAAAAATAATAATCGCGATTATTATTTTTCCAAATCTCTTCTTCCAAAAAACTCTACACAAAAATTCCTTTTTCCAAATCCGTTGGTTTTTCGTCATTTTAATTTTGCAAACGAAGATTGATAATGAAAACTCGGTTTTAGCAATATTTTCTTTTGATACATTCTTTATACAAGCTCAACTTTTGATTATCTTTTTTCATGCTGCCATTTTCTTTAACTTTGAATCTAATATCGATTTCACATTTAGCCTCAAAATTATTTATAAAACTTTATTATATCTCGATAAAGAAATGAATGACAAAAACATCTATGGAGGAAAACTTGCACTTTGCAATGGAAACAAAATCACCGGCTACAATCGCTCTGGTTATTGTCAATTGGTAAATGGTGATCAAGGCACCCATATTGTTTGCTCTAAAATGACAAATGAGTTTTTAAATTTTACTCTTTCAAGAGGGAATGATCTCATAACACCAAGAGGTGGCTTTCCAGGTTTAGTTGAAGGTGATTATTGGTGTATTTGCGTTTTGCGATGGCTTGAAGCTTATAAAGCAAATCCGCGATATGCCCCTCCAATTGTGGGAGAAGCAACAAATAAGAAAATTTTAACATATGTTTCAGCAAAAGTACTTCGAAATTATTTAATCTAACAAAATGAATAGACAACAAAATCACACAAAGAAAACTGTATTAGAGGCACTTCTTATCATTTCCACTTGACAAAAGTTTTGCCACGAGTTCTTTCAGAGTTTTAACTTCCTCTTTTAGATTATTAATCTCGATGTTGAGCTCTAAATTATCACGTTCAAACACCTGAGTTATCCGTTTATGGATAATATCCCTGCAGGTATCACAAACAGACTGTTGGACATTATTACTGTAGTAATCGTATTCATTATAAAAGTCGACCCGGCAACTTAGATTGTAATGAAGCTTTCCTTCTTCATCAAAATAGATATCGTTTTCGTTCCATACGAGACGTTGAGTAAAATCTTCATCCTTTTTACGCGTAGAGGAGTCTGTAGGCAGATGCCGATTTTCACAGTTTTCGTTTAACTCTTTAATTACACATTTGACGTAGGTACTTGTCATTTATATTTATTGAGATTACTCTTATCAGTTTAAAAAAGTATAAGAAACGATATTTTTAGTTATTGAGCAAACTTTTTCAACGAGGTTCTTCAGATGTAACAATTCGCTATAAAAATTGTTTATTGCCCATATCTGATTTAATACTTTGTGTATACCACAGATTAAAAAGAAGTACACATTTATTTCTTTCAAAGACATAAATGTAATCATTTTACAAGAACACTCACTTTTTCTGCTTTCTCTTGATTAAACTCCTAACAATACCCGCCCGACACTTCGGACACTTGTTCTCGACCCGGTTGAGACAACCCTTGCACAGTGTATGTCTACAAGGCAAAGACAAGAGACATTTTTCCTCCGGGTAGGTCTCCTCCAAACAGGCAGGGCAAACGTCCTCATCCTCAAACTCGAGAGGAAATTCCTCATCTTTCTTCTTGCCCGAGACTGCTTCTTGTGAAGTCACAAGTAGTGAGGGCAGGTTTTCTTCCTCTCCCATTAGGGCGAGACGTGTCTGTAGTTCGGCCAGCCTTTCCAACTCTTCCCTTTGTCTTTCTTGAATGTACTGAAAGACAAAGTCGTTTATCTCGACTGAGTCTGCGTGTTGCTCAGGCGTCATTGGGCAAAGAGCTAACGAGATGAGATCGGCTTCTTTCTCAGTCCAGTCGGAAATTTTGTCGACTGGAAAGTTCATCAATGCCAATCCTTTGAATTCTTGCTCGTTGAGCATGTCACGTACACCCGCTGAAAATCTTGAGCCTCTACACCACACACAGGGGTGTGTTAGAACAACAATTCTTCTCACACCGTCTTCCACTCTTGGTCCAACGTTGAAGTGAACGTGGTGAGTTGTTGACTCCGGTTGCGCCGGGTTGTGAGTAAGAGCCGGAACAAGAAATGTCGTTTCGTAGTATTGAGACATGATAATACTTTTGATCAAAAACTTTGGTTAAAAAATCAGTTTGCAATCAAGAAGAAAAATTAATTATAAACTAAGCTTTATGCTTTTCACAATTTAATGCATTAGAGCAAAAAAGTTTTAGTTTTAATGAAGTAAAGTTTTTTGAATAATGACGAAAAATAATCGTTGTTCAAAAAAACTTCTCTTTTACAAAAATTTCAAAATTGGACACAAATTTTTTGTGATTGTTTGGTCATTTTGTTTTTAACAATTTTAACAAACTATTCATCCTGTTTGTGTGAAAAATGATTCAAATAATATTCTTTTATTCAACACATTTTGCGTGCGATGAATAAAAGATTTTGTTTTTAACATTTTAAAACAAAAAATATTTTCTATGTAAATGCAGTGTGAAAAAACTTTAGTAACAAAAAAAAAGTTTCAATGCTTGGTGTGTGATAAATTATTGTCATCGAAACAACGTTTGATGACACATGAAGAAACTTGCAAAGAGTATCAAGCGTTTATTGAAAAAGAGAAAGAAGAAAGCTATTTGTTGATGCTCCTGAAAGAAAAAGATGAAAAAATAAAGGAGCTTGAACGACTTTTAAACAGCGATATTAAAAGGGGAAACATTCCGAAGAAAAAAATTTTGATCGAAGAGTATGATAATATAACCGACGATATTATTAATACGTGTGTAGAAAAGTTGCAAATAGAAGATGTTGCAAACGGGTCGGATTTTCTCGCAAGTTTTGCACTCAATAAGACCTTCAAAAATTGTATTATGTGCACAGATTTTTCAAGGCAAATAATCAAATACAAAAACGAAAATGGCATGATTATAACCGAACCCTACATGACAAACTTGACTGAAAGATTTTTTAAGGCCATAGCAAACAAAGCTGAAGACTTGCTAAATAAAGAAATTTTGAAATTAAACAATGAAGATAATGACGATATAACAACAAGTCTTTTATGCAGTGACTTGGCAATACAGAAAATTAAAATAAAAAAATGTGCTTCTGGTAAAAGGATAAAATACTTTCAAGATTTTGTGAAACATATTTGCAGACTAAGTGTCTTTTCTTCTTTATCAAACGCATAATGTGTGTTGAAACTTGCAATTAAAATTTTGTGATAAAACGGTACAAATAGTCTTTGGATCATACGTTTTTGGGTCCCCTTCACAGAGTTCCAAAAGAACGTCTACACTTTTTGCACTTGGTTTATAATCGTGAAAAAAATACAATTTATCCAGGCTGTCATTAAGATGACACATGAAAATGAGGTGTTCGTCATATTGCTTTTGTACTCTTGGCGAACAAAAGACATTTATAAACTCGTCACTCATATCCACTGTCAACTTGTTAATGTATACGAAAATTTCGGTTTTATTAAGCAATGTTTTTATCTTGTCTATATCTACAGCTTTCCATTGCGTAATTTTACTCGCGCATCGAGATTTGAACTGTGATTGGCTTATAATTTTGTCAAACACTTCTTCACTTTGAGGCAAGTTTTTTGTAAGATAAAGTAACATTTCCGTTAAGTCTTCGAATTGAAGCTTCTTACACATGCGGAGGAACCAATCCACACATTTATCACTTAAATTCTGCTCATAATAATAAATGAAGTCTTCCATTTATTACTGTCTCCAAAACTTTTATATAAGTAATAAAGTTTTTCAAACATAAGCAAACCTATTTTTTATCTGTATATAAAAGATGTTAACTTGTTTACACAAAGTAAAGGAATGTTCCGGAGGGGAAAAGCAACTTGTAATCATTCCTTTATTGAACGGTCAATCCATCGACCTACAATTTAATGAACAGTATTGCGAGTTCTATCCACCCAAACAAATTATTTATAAGATGCATTACATTCCGGTTATGAATGGCGATTTGACTAATGTCCAGAAATTTATTAAAAATAATGAACACATTTTGACTCAAAGATGCAATAGACTGGTAATTTACATCGATGATGAATATGCGGATGGAGAGAAAAAGGAGTTGTTAAAACAAACTTTGACTCATAATCTACACAAAGTACTTATAAGTTTGAGGTTATATCATATTCACAAAACAATTTTAAACGCATTCTCTGACTTGGAATTTGAAAATTCTGCCATGAAAGAAAATTTCAATATTGATATGACATACCAACTAAATTTTGACAGTTTCTCTAGAATGAAATGGATACAAGATGACATACATTTTCTTCCCATTTCTATTGGTGAACCATTTACTCGAACCTTAAAAAATAATTTGACCTGTCAACCATGGTTCAAAACATATCTTTCAAATTTGTATTCATGTGGCAAAGGCAGATTAATCCAAAAAAGTGGCACTTGCTATTTGAACTCCGTTTTAAACGGTTTTATTTTATCAGATAAACTTAAAGCGATAGTGATCCGTTCAATGGAAGAATTTGTAGCTGAAAACCCATTGTCTATAAAGTACATTACAAGCAAGCTTGAAAATGTACTTGTTTGCCCTAACATTTTTGGAGGGGTAGGTTATCAGAGACTAATGTATCTTTTTCGAATGATATACAATATGGTTTGTAAAAACGAACGACCATTTGACAGAGCTCTCGAACAAGAAGATGTACTTATTGAGGCATCGCGTGAATTGTTTAGTCAAAAAATTCCATTGGGACAAAACCCAACCCGCTTTACAAGAAGTTCATGGCAAAAGACCCTCCTTGGTGAACGATTGGTTAAAGGAGTCGGCGGTGATCCAAATCTTGTTTTTCAAACTTTGGCCTTTGATTTAGGACTGTCTATCGTTCAATGCAGATTTTTGCCTTTAGCGGAAAAGAAATTCTCTTTTTCAAAAATTCAGTCTCCAACCAGAGTGGAAGAATTAGAGACCGATTATGTTTCAAAAGATGTTGACATAATAATATTTCAAACAAACAACTCGATTTACGAAAATGACATTAAACTAAACTTGGAAAAAATGTTTTATCCAGAGTTTACCTGTGAAATTTGTTTATTAAGTTTCTATTATATGAATCCAAAAACTCAACAAAGTTTTGGCGGGCCGGGACACGGGGTATTAGGGTTTAAGTGCGAAGAGGTTCCAAAGATATATGATTCATCTACAAATATAATTTTTGAGGCAAACTGGCTTGAACTTTCTAGTCAATCATTTGACTCAATGAGAACACTTTTTGCAACTTATACCAAACACGCAACAACGTTTGAAGATTTATGGATGTATATTGTCTTTGTTAGAAACCGCTAATGAGGTATTAATTGGTTCTTTGCAAGGCACGCATTTGAATGTTAACTAGAAAAGTTATTCTCTATTTGATTATTATTCTCAATATTAATCATGATTAAAATTGGAGCTTAAATTATGCATACTTTCTCTACCTCAAGACGATTGATATGATTCAACCGGTAGTCCAGAAGCGATAAGGTGTTGACACGAGTTTTCAAGTTCAATATGGTAGTAATGAAGTTCTTTTTCCCCCGTCAGGTCTTTTGCTTCTTCAATAGTGAGAAATGTGTTAAACAACTTAAACGCTTGAACTCCGAGATAACTGTTCTTGCCATTTGATATGATGACTCTATGATGACCCGAAAGGTAGACATCGTGAAGAGGAAGTTCTTCGTTTAGCGTAGATGCCTTTATTACAAGGGGCATATTCGTACCTGATTTATTTTGAGTCTCTTTTTTGATAATATTCTTAATTTTTTGAGGAACAGTAGAAAAAGGTGAGATAATTTTGTCATTTGGAGTAATATCTTTCACCTTTTTGTAAACGTTATTTTCGGTCAAAATTTGAGTTTCTGATAAAAAACAAGGATTGTTAATGATATCTGAAAAAAGAAATTGAATACCGTTTGTGGTGCCAATCAAACCATAAACATTACTGTTAGTGTCAACTGTCAGAGAAGAAGTCCAAAAATTTGATGCAGTTAAAGGAATAGTAAGCCAAGGAGAAGTTGTTGTTAGGTTTGAATTGTAATACACGTTGGCTTCATAAGTACAAATTAATCCATAAACATTATTGTTAGAATCGACTGCTAGAGAAACTGAAGTCCAATCTTCATTTCCTAAGCCTGTTTTGCCAGTGTCATTTGAAAGATTAGTCCAAGGAGAAGTTGTTGTTAGGTTTGCATTGTAATACACGTTACCCGCCAAGGCGGAATAATAATCAGAACTGCAAATCAATCCATAAATATTATTGTTAGAATCGACAGCTAGAGAAACTGAAGTCCAATTTTCATTTCCTAAGCCTGTTTTGCCAGTGTCATTTGAAAGATTAGTCCAAGGAGAAGTTGTTGTTAGGTTTGCATTGTAATACATGTTGCCCAGAATACCAAAATCGGGAATATAACTGCAAATCAATCCATAAACATTATTGTTAGAATCGACTGCAAGAGAAACCGAAGACCAATATATATCTCCTAAGCCTGTATTGCCAGTGTCATTTGAAAGATTAGTCCAAGGAGAAGTTGTTGTTAAATTGGCATTGTAATACACGTTGGCGTCAAAAGTACAAATCAATCCATAAACATTATTGTTAGAATCAACTACTAGAGAAACCGAAGACCAAACTTCATTTCCTAAGCCTGTATTGCCAGTGTCATTGGAAAGATTAGTCCAAGAAGAAGTTGTTGTTAGGTTTGCATTGTAATACACGTAATACCCGTTAACCGGAATACCAGTTTCGGAATCAGAACTGCAAATCAATCCATAAATATTATTGTTAGAATCGACCGCAAGAGAAACTGAACGCCAATTTTCTTCTCCTAAGCCTGTTTTGCTAGTGTCATTTGAAAGATTCGTCCAACGCGAGTTGGGATTTGTGCAATCCGCATTGTAAAACATACTCGTTTCTGATGCAATAAGTCCATGAACTTTATTGTTTTTATCCGTAATAATCGATGAGCAAACTATTCCTGAGTTGGCAGGCAATGTTGCGTTTGAAGTCAATGACAAATTATTCCAATCTGAATTTGTTGTCAAATCATTATTAAACCATACATAAGTAGAAGAACATGCGATAGAATAAACATCATTATTATCAACTATAAGAGAAACTGATTGCCATCTTTCTTCTCCTAAGCCTGTATTGCCAGTGTCATTGGAAAGATTAGTCCAAGGAGAAGTTGTTGTTAGGTTTGCATTGTAATACACGTTGCCCGCTTTCAGAAAGTCGTCAGGATGATTGCAAATCAATCCATAAACATTATTGTTAGAATCGACTGCTAGAGAAACCGAACGCCAAACTTGATTTCCTAAGCCTGTATAGCCAGTGTCATTTGAAAGATTAGTCCAAGAAGAAGTTGTTGTTAGGTTTGCATTGTAATACACATTGCCCAGTACACCACTAATCAATCCATAAACATCAAGATTAGAATCGACTGCTAGAGAAACCGAAGACCAAACTTCATTTCCTAAGCCTGTATTGCCAGTGTCATTGGAAAGATTAGTCCAAGAAGAAGTTGTTGTTAGGTTTGAATTGTAATACACGGTGCCCGAGTACGGTTCTCCGGAATCAGAACTGCAAATTAATCCATAAACATTATTGTTAGAATCGACTGCTAGAGAAACTGAACGCCAATTTTCATTTCCTAAGCCTGTTTTGCCAGTGTCATTTGAAAGATTAGTCCAAGGAGAAGTTGTTGTTAGGTTTGCATTGTAATACACGTTGCCCCAAAAACTACAAATCAATCCATAAACATTATTGTTAGAATCGACCGCAAGAGAAACTGAACGCCAATTTTCTTCTCCTAAGCCTGTTTTGCTAGTGTCATTTGAAAGATTAGTCCAAGAAGAAGTTGTTGTTAGGTTTGCATTGTAATACACGTTGTTTTGAATATCAAAATCAAAATCATAACTGCAAATTAAAGCGTGAATATTATTGTTAGAATCGACCGCAAGAGAAACCGAAGACCATCGAGATAAAGGAAGTTGACAAGATTGCGTCAAACTTAAATTGTACCATTTTGAAGATGACAAACCGTCACCCGATGCTGTCAAATTTGGATTGTAATATACCGACCAATAGTATTACAAACTACAGCATGAATACTTCCATTAGAAGCAATTATTTTTGCAGAGGCCCATGATGCTGTACCAATCATATTAAGTTCCGAAAGAGATATTGTACTCATTTATTAATTAGTCATTTTTTTTAGACTACACATAAATTTATCCTTTCCTCATATATTTTCTCTACTCGCTTCCAACTCCTCTCCATCATTCTCTGTCCGCTTTCAACATGATTTGTACAGTTCCTTTTTTGTACTTATTCCTTTTTTGTACTTATTTTACTTCATGCCAAGAGTAGTTTTTAAAGAAATTATACCAGTAAATCTCACTCCCTTCAACACTATGAGCTGCATAATAACATTGGTTTACGTAGATGTGATAATCAGTAGACATCCAAATTTTTTCGGAAAATTCGTTTATTATATGCTTCGGAAACATGACATTCTTTTCAGCTTCCAACTCCCTTATACTTTGAAGATAAACCTTGTCGACATGCATTTATTCTTTCTGTTATTATTCTAAGAACATTTCTTATAGACATTTTGTTTCATTTATACAAACGATAAATGAAACAACCACTACTTCTTTTGCTTTCTCTTGATTAGACTCCGGTCGATTCCCTTTCGACACTTTGGGCACTTGTTCTCGACACCCTTCAAACACCCCTTGCACAAGGTGTGTCCGCATGGTAGACGCAAGAGGTACGTTTCCTCTGTGTACTCGTCTTCCATGCACGCAGGGCACTTTTCTTCATCCTCAAACTCAAGAGGAAAGTCTTCTTCTTCTTGTGGCGCAGATGCAGAAAGCTGGAGCTGGTCACGCATGTATTCTTGCATGGCTTCTTGCTCTGCTTCTTCTGCCCAATCTCCCCAAGATGGTTGCGTCGGTTGACGGAGATTTGCTTGGCGGATCGCTTCTTCGGCAAGAAGTTGTTGAATCTCCGCCTCAAAAGCCTGTCGTTCTTGGTGAATCTCGGGTGTCTCCGGACACATCCCTGAAGAAACGAGTTGGGCCTCTTCTGCAGTCCAATCGCAAACCTGATCAATGGGAAATCCCATAGATACCAGCCTCTTTATCTCGTCCAAATAGAGCATGGTCCCGTTTGAAAACCGCGCTGGATTGGAACAGGACGCGACTGGGTGACCCTCAATCACAATGTCCCTCACTTCACCCTCAAGGCGTTCGCCGAGACTGAAGTGAATGTGATGAGTTGAACTGTCAGGTGCAGGAACGAGGAATGTCGTTTTGAAGATGGGACGGTCATGTTCACCATCAAAGTATCTTCCACAAACGGACATGATGAGTGATGAGAGAAATATACTTCAATCCAAAAATTTGGTTGAAAAATCAATTTCCAATTTTAATTATGACTTAATAGAGTTACATTAAAGTTGAATTTCTATTAGTACATCTTATTACGACATATCGCGCACAAGGCTGTCAAATTGGATGCTTTGGCTATTTCCTTAAGTTTACTCAAGCAGGGTTTGCAGTAGCGGTGACCGCATTTTGATATCTCAACGTCTTCAGATGATGGCGTGCACATGCATATACAACACTCAAACCGGCGGCCAAGAGCGGTCATCATCTCTACAAACTCTGTCTTGAGGTGAGTAGGAATAACAGAGTGTGACTTATCTAGCTTTTTTTTAAATGAACGCAGAGTGCCACGCTGGCGAATGGCGTTGAGCTGTTCAGATTTGAGAAGCTCATAGTATTTCGCCCAACCGGTCTTTGATTTCCAGATTAGGGAGTTGTATTCAGCGTCGCTCAATGTTTTGGGCATGTGTTTGGTTTTTATAAAAGTTGCCAGAAAAAATCAGTTTGTTGCATAAAGGCTTATCGTGATTAAATATTGGAAAATTTTCATATGAGACTAACCAATATAAAAAATAACTCCCATACCGGGAATCGAACCCGGGTCCCACGGGTGAAAGCCGTGTATCATAACCACTAGACCATATGGGATGGTGCCACCTACGGGACTTGAACCCGTGACCCTGAGATT